ATGCTTTGATGAATTCTCTTCGCAGATATAACTCAGTGAGCATCAGCACCCAAGTTTCAAAGTTTGCAGTGGATGCGATGCGATTTGTGAGCTGCGAGATATAGATCACTCCTCCTGCTTGTTCAATAGACTGAGAAGCTCTGAGCTCTTTGTTGATTGTGAGCAGATCGATCGGAAGGTTCTTTTGATGCAAAGAGAAAACTGCTTGCATGATCTTCTCGTGCCTGAGATCATGAAACTTCTCCGGAAGAAGATGAGAAACATACTTTCCGATCAAGCGAGGTTCAAGCAAAAGAGCACCGATGATGCTTTGCTCGAGTTCTGAATCATTAGGAATCGACTTCATCGTGCCGGGTTGTAATTTGATCCTCTTGAATAACCGGATGCTGATGAAGAAGAGATCCGGTTTTCCTGCTTAAACCAAACTCCACGCATCTTCTGCTTCCACGAGATGATCTTCTTTCCGCTTGAATCTTTCCACTCTCCGTCTTGATAGTATTGAAAAGCTCTTGATGCTGATTCAACTGAGTATCCGTTTTCTTTGAAGAAGCTGATCACTTCATCTTGCGTGGGAGCGATGAAAGAGCGTTTCTCATTCTGATTCTGATTCTCATTTACATTTACATTGTCATTACCTTCCTTCCTGCTTTCTCTCTGCTTGCGCTGCGCTTTGATCTTCGGTTTCATTCCGTTTTCGTATCTCCTGAGATTTGCTTCAAGCTGAGGTTTGATCAGGTTGAAGATCGTTTCAGAGATTCCTGCAAGCTCCGACTCTTTGTAATTCATTCCATACTCGCAGATCGCTCTCCATACTTTCGACTGCTCTTCGGAGTTCAGCGAGTTAATCGCTTCAAAGAAACTCCGGTAGATGATCATACTATCTCTCATAAAAAAAAGTATTAAGGGAGCAAGATCACTCCTGCTCCCGGGTTAATTATTGGTTTGATATTGTTTTGATTTGATTCAAGATCTGCTCCTTTCTTTCGGAAGCGATCTCGATCCGTCTGCAAAGCTCGTTCAGATCATCGATCGTTGGGTGCAGATATCGATACAAGAGCTTGAAACCTTCCGGCATCCTCGGGTCATAGCTTGCGAATATCCACGTGGAACATCGGTAGCTCAAGCATCCCATAAGAACCTGAAAATAATACTCCGGTGCGATCTCTTTCAGGATCTCAGCGACCTCCTGCGTGGAGTCATCTGCTTGCATGATCTGAGAGTGCTTGAAGTGATTCGCTGAATTGAAAGGACACTTGATCTCGATTCCGATGCGAGTCTTTGAATCGATGTGGATCATCGCATCAGCGGAAGCTCCTGAGTGATCGTTAAAAAGAGAGAAGGAAGGTTTCATCTCAAAGCGATACTCCGGATCAAGATCGAGCTTCTCCTTGAGCAGGAGCAAAGCTTCTTCTTCATACTCGTTTCCGTGATCGATAGCTCTTCCGAAAGCTTCATGAGCAGGAAGTCCGGTGATCTCTTCGATCGCTTTCTCGATGACGTATCCTTCAGCGGTTGCTGAGAGCTTTCCTGCTTCCTTGTCTGCTTTGCTTCGAGGATCGCTCATGAGTTTGTGGATCTGCGATGCGGTGAATTTCCCTAATCGCAGTCGATCCCACGCTGCTGAATTCTGAGGAGCATGAGAGAGAAGATCCTGAAGGATCATCTTGCTGAGTTTGCTTTCTTCTTTCATGGTTGTTCAGGGTTTAGTTCGCAAAAAAGTTTCTGCAAGCGTTCGATCTGATCCTGAGTGATCAGCTCCTGCAGAGCTTCGATCTCTCGGTTCAGTTCCCACGGAGACAAACCGGATCTGATTTGCTGCTCGATCAAGCAGATCGTGCTTTCAGGAAGAGCAGAAAGTCCGGTGCTCTTCTGAGAGATCCGGAAAGGTTGGTATCGATCAGCGATCATCCGGTTGAGATCTCTTCCGAAGATCTTTCCTAAACTTTGAGCAGCGTTCTTCAAGCACTCAGCTTTGAGCTTTGGAAAAGAAAGATCAAGAGCGTTCGCTTTTTTATTTGAAGGGTTCAGTGCCCACTCGTTGCGAGCTTGAGGATCGCTCTTGATATCATCCGGAACTCGATCCACCATGATGATAACCGAAGCTGCTCCGATGCGAGTGAGCTCTCTTCCGGAAACCGGATGAACTGCGACAAGCTCGATCGATCCCTGCACTTCATTTGCGATCGCACTCCATTGAAAGTTTCGAGTGCTCCATTGACCGAAGAAAAGTTCATCGAGAGTCATCTCGACATGAGAGATCACAAGAGTATTCGCTTTGCGATCCGGGGTAGGAGATATTCCTTCCTGAGAAGGATCAGCGTGGAGTCTGCTTTGAAACTTCTGCAGCGACTCCATGACCTCCGCTGAGAGAGGGTATGAGAGGTTATTCATAAAAGTAAAAAATGAGGGTTAAATAAAAAGCGAGAGCGAGGATGCGAATCATCCAAAGAGGGAGCGGAAGCTTTTGATCATTCATCTCCTTCAGGGTTTTGAAGATTCAACTTGAGAGAAGCATCTTCTGCAGAAGCAGGAGCTTGATCGATTTGGAAGTAATCACGATTCATGTGCATCACGTGCGTCATGATCAGATCGACAAGCTCTCGATACTCAGAAGCAGAGCAAGGAGACCAACCTTTATCGAAAGCTTTGTTGAAATTACCTGATGCTCCTCCGCTGATGTAATAGTGCAGGAGATCCTTTCCTCCTGCGAAAAGATGCGTGCATCTTTTTTCTGAGTGGATGCAGATCGCTTGATCTTTGTTCTCATTCATTGCGAAGTAAGGAAAACATGGAATAGTGATCTCCTGCTCTTGAATGATTGTGGTTTTAATTTTGAAGTTCATGATGAAAAAAATTTGTGGGAGCAGAGGATGATCTGCTCCCGGGTTTAACTTGATTTGATTTGATTCGTTTAATAGATTGTGCTGAGGTCATAAGCTCCTGCAAGCTCAAGAGAAGCTCCGAAGATCCCTTGATCAAGTCGATGCTGCTCTGAAAAAGTCTTGCTCATCTTATTGTGCAGGACTGAATTGAAAGCGTTATACATGTGCCATGCGTTAAGCTTCACTCCTAACTGATCAGCTTCAGCGTGCGCGATATTCAAAGCGAGTCGAGCGTTCGCTCCCGGTTCAGGGTTCTTCTCTGATGCTTCATACTTGAAGATCCCGGATCTCTTGCAGAGTGCTTTCGCGAAGAGCTTCGGATCATTCACCTCGCAATCGAAGAGAACCTCAAATTTCCTTCGGAGCGTATAGTATTCGTTATCGATGAACTGCTTCGTTAGATCTCCGATGCGATCGATGACGATCTCCTGAATTCCGGAGGTATGCTTCATGCTGAAACCGATCGTGCTCTCTGCGATATGCAATCCATTCGAGCAAACCTCCCGGAAGAAACCGAATGATCCGGAGGTTTTGATGCTTCCGTCATAAGCGTTCAAAAAGCGAAGCATCGGTTTGATCTTGTCCGGAGATCCTTGAGCTCCCTTGAGCTCGATCGTTACTGAAGGATCTGAGAGGATAAAATCTGCAGCAAAGGATCGGTTGTTCCGGTTGATCGTGCGCTGCATGAATTCAAGTCCTGCATCTTGCAGAGATCGCTCTGCTTCCTTGAAGAAGATCTCGTTCGGCAAGTGCCCGTATCCGGAGCTCACGATGTTCACGATCTCACCTCCGCTGATGATAGCTCGATCAAGTCCTCTTCGAGAAGGGATTCCGGTGAGATCTGAGAGGAGTTTGACCTCCGAAGGGATGAAGAGATCATCTTGCTGCAGTTTGCTCTCAGGTCGCAGCGTAACCCGGTTTGTCATTTGATTCATGATGTAAAAAATTTAGGGGTTGTTTATTTATTGAATGAAAGGAAGCTGCTTTGATAGCTTCCGGTTTTTTATTTTAGTAATCATCTCGATCATCAGCATGATCTTCATCGTGGCAGCTCCTGCAAAGAGAAGCTGAGCTGATCAGATCTTGCTTCAAGCAGTCATCGATCGAATCATCGAAGATCGCAGAGATCGTTTCTTTTGTTTGCTCTCGCAGGAGAGTCATGATCTCGCTGCTCTCTTGATGATCCGAAGCTTCATCGAAGCAGCGTTTCATCAAAGAGCGATCATGAAGATCAAGCTTTCTCCGGATCAGATCAGCGATCATCTTCAGAGCTTGATTCATTTCGCGATCCTTCATGATCTCTTCCTGCAAGCAAGCAGAAAGATCATGAGCTTGATCCTTGAGCTGATCTTCATCGCAATACCTGCAGAGATCCTCTTCCGAAGGAGATGCAAGCTTCCACTCATCGTAGCTCAGCATGATGCACCTCCTTCTTCTTCTGATTTGAACATCTGATCAAGCATCAGAGCATCGATCAGCTTTTCTCTGATCTGCTCGTAAGGAAGCTCGCTGAAGTAATTCCATGCATCCGGAAGGATATCCTCGCAGATATATCCGATACCTTCTGCGAGATGCTCCTTGAGCTGCAGGTATCCCTCAATGAAGAGGTCATCAGAGATCTCCTGAGCTTTGATCTCTTGCTGCTTTGGAGCTTTGACTTCCTTCTGCAGGATCTCGATCAGCTTGTTAGCGGTATAGTCGCTTTTTACAAGCTTGAAGATCATCGTGGGGTTTGATTTGATTCTGCTCTCAAGCATCGAGAAGATCTCATCTCTCTTCCGGATATCGCAGAGGATCAAGTGCATCCCACGCGAGTCGGACATATTAAGGAAGTAGGAAAGAGCGTGCTTGTCATAAGCTTTGCGGTTTGAGCAGAGCTTGAGAAAAGCTTCGTTAATTTGATCGAGGTCATAATTTGAGAAGAGCATCGCGATCGGGTTGATGCTTTCGTTTTGATTTGATGTGATAGCTTGTGCCATGATGTAAAAGTTTTAGGATAAAAGGGAGCAGGATTCTCCTGCTCCCGGGGTTAGTAATTTTGATTTAATCTTGAGAAGGAAGGAAGCTCATTCCGGTTTCTGCTTGCATCTGAGAGATCATTCTGAGATCTCGAGAAGAAAGAAAAACCTCCTGCTCGATCCGGTTGTTTCTGATCGCTGCGACTGCTTCATCTCTGATGCGAAAGATTCCGTTTCCTTCTGAGTTCACGTAGAGATCGCAATACTGAGTGAAGCTTTTTTCGAGCGTGGTGAATTTAGCAGCGAAGAAGATCGTCTCATCATCAAAGATGATCTTTCCTCCTGCATCAAAGCAGGAGATGATCTCTGCTTTTTTGTGATGCTTTGCGAGCATCTCGATCGTGAGATCTCTGCGAACAAGTGAGAGGTTTCCTTTTTGATCCTGCTTGATCAAGTAAGCTTTTGAAGTTATCATAAAAAAAAATTAAAGGGGTTTAGTCGCAGGAGGAGGAGTCGAACCTCGATGCATCATCGCATCCTTTTCAGAGCTTGCTGCTCCTTTGCTTCCGAAGCTGAGCTCCTGCGTAAGATCCATATTTCAAAGAGCGTCTCTCTTAACCTCCCTTGAGTAGTCGGAGGAGCTTCTTCGATCGGTATCTGATTCGATGATCAGAGCTGCGATCCCGGGCGAAGCTATCATCCCGGAGCGGTAAATGAGCGAAGAGTGATCTTCGCTTGCAAACCTTATTCGATTGATTTTCAATGTCTTGGGTGATTTGCCCCTCCAACCGCTCCGCTGAGCGATGTGCATAAGTAGGGAGAAAGTTCTACATGTGCAACTTTTAACTTAAATAATTTAATAGTGAAAATGTAATCGCTGAGAATCAGCAATTTAGATGTAGGAGTATTTTCCTAAATTCGGTCGAAGTTCTGCGAAGCATCGCATCATGATCGCATCTGCGAAGTCCGGAGAGATTCCATGCATCCGGGAGATCTCTTCCTTTCCGATCACTGCGAGTCGCTGATCTTGATCCGGGTTCTTTCTTCTGATCATGTCAAGCTCGCGCATGATCACGTCTCGATGCGAAGAAGGAAAGATGATCCTTTGATCTTCGATGAGCTCTGCGAGCTTGAAGTAGCACTCGCTCTTGAGATTTGAATACCGCTCCGGTTTGGTCGCTCTTGATCCGTTCAGGAAACCTCTGCATCCACGAACTGCATCAACCGCACCTCCTCCGACTCCGTCTTCATCGATGATGATGTTCGAAGATCGCACCGCATGAATTCTCTGAAGATTCAAGATCTTGTCGGTGATCTCCGGGATGCGCATCTTTCTGAACTCATGAATCTCGACAAGCTGCAGAGATCTCCATACGCAGATGATCGTTCGGTCTTTGCCTAATCGAGCAACGTCTGCGCTGATGAAAGTTTCTCCTTCGAGAGCTTCTGATCTGAAGCATCGAATGAGATTCTCCTGAGAGAAAAGCTTGTCGATGCTTTCATCGTATAGCCAATCTCCGTCAAGCAATCTCTTTCGATCCTGCTCAGGAAGCAAACCAAGAGTGCGCACGTAGCTCTCAGGAAGGAAAGGGTTATCTCCTGCTCTTGATTGAATAAAGGAAAGATGATCCGGAAGCGATCCCTCAGAGTAAGGATGAAAGAACTCATTGAATAACCAACCCTTCGAGGGGTTGCAAGTGAGCAATCCTTTCGGAGGTAGGTTTAATTCACGCAGCTTGAAGCGCACCCTTGAGCGAAGGATGTCGATCGCTTTTTTTGATACCTGAGAAGCTTCGTCTACGAAGAAGTCAGTGATCTCGAGCGATCCTAACGAATCGAAATTTACATCTGAAGGGTATGCGAAAAGATCCTTCAGGATGATCTCTGATCCATTCGGAAAGACGATCATCTTTGAGTTCGGAAGATAGCGGTAATTGAGATCAGCTTTCAGTCCATGCAAAGCAGCGACCTCGAAGAAAGTTTTCAGCGTGGTCTTTTTCAAAGCATCGAGCTGAGATCTTCCGATCAAACCGCGAGTGCCGGGATACTTGAGTCTCCTTTGAAGCTGCCACAAACACCCGGTGAAACTTTTCGATCCTCCTGCAGCTCCTCCAAAAAGAACAAGCTCTGCAGAAGAATCAACTGCAAGCGATCTCAAGCACTCGATCTGCTTCGGAAGGAGAGTGATCATGATCAGAAAGGAAGATCATCCTCTGACTTTTGTGATGATTCTGATGATGATCGAGCTTGCATCTCAGAGATCTGCAGTGAAAGATACTTTCCTTTCTTTCCTTCTCGCAGCCACGCAGATATTCTCTTCTCCGTTCCTGCGATCATGATCGTTCCGGAATAGTCCGGAGACTTGTCATGCTTCTTCTGATCATTCCGGAAAAGTGATCCGGAGTTATCCTTCGGTATAAACGCCATGTATTTGTGATATTACTTTTTCGACTGAGATTCCTGAAAGCTCGCTGATCTTTTGAAGATGCTTCACTTTTATGCATGAAGGATCTTTCAACCAATCATCGATAGTCCACCGACTGATTCCGATCGCTCGCGCAAACTTTGCTTTCGATCCGAAGTGATCTTCAATGATGATGTTCAAACTCATGATACTTTCACTATTTTTACCGCACGAATATAGTGGAAAAACTTCTCCGCTTGAGTGGAAACTTTGAACGAAGCAATCAAAAAGAACCTCGAGAAGTGGAGATCTCATGCAAGAGGACTGATGAAAAGTCAAGTCAAAGGAGATGATCTGCTTGCAGAAGTTCTCCTGAAGATCTGCGAAAATCAAAAGGAAACTGCAGAGAAGCTCGCTTCCGAAGGTAAACTCACTTGGTATGTCAATCGATCGATCTATTTGATGTCGATTGACGAATCAAGCAGATACGCTTTGAAGTATGAACGATATGCTTCAGCGTGGAAAGATGATGATGATTCTTTCATGAGCATCGAAGAAGATCGCACGTGGCTCGGTTCTCGAATCGACAACGAGTATCTTGATTCATGGATCGCACTGATGCCTGAAAAGGAAGCGATCATGATGCGACTCTACATGATGGACGGCTTCAGTTATTCGGATCTCTCTCAAGCTACCGGAATTCCGGTGAAGATACTCTACAAGATAACCGAAAAAGCAATTACCAAACTCCGCAAACATGCCACGCTTCGCAGTTCCTCCTCACGTTAGAGCTCAGAGATATCACTCATGTCTCTCATGCAAGCACTTTGTCTCTTCCACTCGCTCATGCGGAACGCTGATCGTTGGAAAGGATCTCACTGATGAGCAAGTCGCTGAAATATCAGAAGAGCTTTTGATCACTCATCGCAAAAAGAAGATCCGACTCTGCGGTTGCGTTATGCCGGTGAAAGCTTACCTCGCTTTCGCATCATGTCCGATCGGAAAGTGGAACATGCATCGGATCGATTCTGATGATGTCAATAAACTCAGAGCTTTCATCGACTCTCTCGAAGGAAAGAGCAAGCTCTCGCAGGAAGAAGTCGCTGAGCTCTTGCGTTGGAACGGAATGATCACCGGAAAGAAGATGCAAAAGTGCACTGAGTGCA